TAACCCGACAGATAAACTTTTGGAAGGTGTTTCACTTGCACCAGTGGCAAGCACCGAACAGCAGACTGGTTCTGCACGTGCACGCGAAGGCGGCATTGAAGATGTTGTCCCTGCCAAAACCAGAAAAGTTGTTGGTGTAGCCACTGTTGTCGAAAACGGAAACAACGTAGAGGTCACAACCTACGACGACAAAACAGTAACCAAAAAGATTTTGGGTAAAGCGCCAGCAGGCACCGAAGATACCCCAGTAAATCAAGTTCCTAAAGTAACCGTTACACCGACAGATTCGGCTGATGCCCGCAAACAGTATGTTGACGCACAACTTAAAGCGCAAGGCTTGGCGGACACTCCAGCGAACCGCAAGAAACTGCGCCAAGAGTATGTTCCACCAGCCGCTTCGGGTGACACTGGTTGGGAAAAGATTTTCCGTGACGCATACCCCGCAAAAGCATGGCTGTTGGATTTGGAGCGAACCAAATATCCGCAACTGTTCTCGCTTATCCAAGAATACGCAAAGGACCGACCACTAACAGCAGAAGAAAAAGTAGCCTTTGAGACCAAACTTGATGGCACAGATTTCTATAAAGAACTAGCACAATCTGGAAAAGTTCGTGAAATCAAAAACATTGTTGGCGAGTTAGGTTTTGATAAGACAGGCACAGACTTTACAAAGTTTGTTTCTGACTCAATCAACTTTGGTTGGACGGGCGACCGTCTCAAACAAGAAACCTACAAAGAGGCGTTCAGGCGTGGGGCAGACAACCAGTATGTAAACCCAACAGCAATCAAGCGCGTTAAGGCTTCAGCGGATTATTTGAATGTTGTCAACGATGCCCGTGCATACTTCAATACTGCTGGCGCTGACGAAAGAACTGTTCAGTCTGTGCTAACTGGTGAGATTGTTCGTGAAGATTTCTTGCGTCAGCAACGAGAGATAGCCAAGCAGCGTTACAAGCATCTTGCCGACCTTATCGACCAGGGTGTTTCGTTGGAAAGTTTGTCGGGTTCTTTCAAGCAGAGTGCTGCTAAGTTGTTGGAACTTGACCCAACTACTATCGATATGTCTACTGGCGATTTTGAGGTTGCCCTCAATTTCGGCGAGGAAGGGAAGCGTCGTGTTATGACTAGCGGTGAATGGGAGAAGTTGTTGCGTACTGATTCACGTTATGGTTGGGAGAAAACGGAGAACGCTAAAACTGAGGCGCGTTCTTTGGCATCTAGTTTGGCTCAGGCTTTTGGAAGGATTATCTAGTCATGTCAATGTTTGATTTTGCTGACAACCCTGGGCAAGCGAGGATGGCTGCTGCGGCTGCGCGGCAACCAACACCAGAGGAACTACAGCAGCAGTCTGATGCTTTTTATGATTATCGAAATAGTTTGCTAACTCCTTCTTCGTCGACTTCGACGGGTACCCCAGAAGACGCTGCATCGACTGGTGTCACCTCTGAAGAAGTAACCAACATCGTACGGAACTTTTACAACCAACAAAACACCCAGAACACAGAAACCGCTACTAGCATTCTGCAAAATGTTTTGAAGTTCTATGGGATGGAGGACGCGCAACTCGTGACTGATGTGCGTACAGCGTTGGCTGAACGTCGCTTAACTCCTTCTTCGACGGTTGATGACATTGGTATTCAGTTGCGTGAATCTGCTGCGTTTAAGGAGAGGTTCTCTGGGAATGAGGCTCGTCGTGCGGCGGGTAAGCCTGTGTATTCGGTGAGTCAGTACCTCCAACTAGAAGCGTCATACAGAAGGAATCTGTTGGCAGCAGGTCTACCATCAAAATTTTATGACGGCAAAGAAGACTTTGCAAACTTCATCGCCAATGACGTATCCCCAGACGAAATCGAAGACAGAGTAAGCAAAGGTTTTGCTGCCATCAACAACGCCCCACAAAACGTCATCGACGAATTCCAAACCCTGTACGGCGTAGACAAGGGCGAACTGGCAGCCTACTTCCTTGACCCTGTGCGAGCCAAAGAAATCGTGATACGTAAGGCTGAGGCAGCCAAAATCGCTGCACAAGCCCGCCAACAAGCAGGCATCTCGCTCGGAGAAACCCAAGCAGAACTCCTAGCCCAACAAGGAATCACCGAACAACAAGCACAAACAGGATTCGGACTCGTACTACAAGGACAAAAATTGACACAACCACTCCAAGGTGAAGAAGCCCTCACCCAAGAAGAACTCATCGCAGGAACATTCGGCACAAACGCAGCCGCCGCACAACGTGTAGCACAAACACGACGCAAACGCAAAGGCACCTTCGAATCAGGTGGAACACTCGCCGCAGCCAAACAAGAAAACGTTGGACTCACCACCGTAGGTCAGTAACACACATCACAGAAAAGACTGTGATATAGTTCGACACGATACCTTGAACGGTAGGAACCTGTACGGGAATCCCCCGCACCGTACGGCGACACGGGGTGACAAATCAACAGCAGCCATCACAACCCTCCGTTGCGATGTGGGCAGAAACAGGAGCGTGCCATATGTCAGATATTGACAACTACGACAGCGAATACCAGACGGAAGATTCCGACACCCGCAACCCAGTTCGGGCAAGGATGAAACAACTGGAGAAAGAAACCGCCGACCTACGCAAGCAGGTAGCGGAATCCGAAGCAGCCAAACGAGAACTCGCATTTGTGAAAGCAGGGATAGACCCAGCCTCACCAATGTCAAAGTACTTTGTTAAAGCATACGACGGAGAACTTTCACCAGAAGCCATCAGGGAAGCCGCTGTAGAGGCGCAATTGATTAGTCCCCCAGATTCCAAACCGTCAGCAGATGAAGCGAACGCTTGGTCCCGAACCGCGAAAATCGGTGCAGGAAGCCAAACAGCGCAACCACCAGTTGACTGGAGCCGAAGGTTAAACGAAGCAAGGTCGCCCCAAGAAGTAGATGCAATCCTGTCAGAAGCACGAATAGCATTACAAAATTCGTAACAACTTCTACTTAAAGGAAAAATAATCATGGCAGGCGAAACCCAACTCTCGTCTCTGTCCGTAGACCAGGTAGCATTTGACCGTCTCGCATATTTTGCGTTGCGTTCAGAACTCTTGTTCGACCAGGCAGCAGACGTACAACCAGTACAGCAGGCAATGCCAGGTACGGGTGTCACATTCACCATTTTCAGCGACATTGCAGCAGCAACGTCAACGCTGAACGAGGTAACTGACGTCACCCCAACCGCATTGTCCGACAGCCAAGTAACCGTAACTCTTAACGAATACGGTAACGCAGTTGTCACCACAGCCAAGTTGCGCGGAACAGCGTTCTTGGATGTTGACTCAGCAGCAGCAAACATCATCGGATACAACGCAGGCGATTCAATCGACCAGGTTGTCCGTGAAGTTCTTGCTGGCGGAACCAACGTCATTTACGCAACAGGTGGTTCGACCACACCAACGAGCCGTGAGTCAATCTCAACAGATGACATTCTGCACGCTGACGATGTTCGTAGGACTGTCGCACAGTTGCGTGGAGCAAACGTAGCAACCTTCAACGGTTCTTACATCGGCTTCATCCACCCAGACGTGTCGTATGACTTCCGTTCCAACACCGACGTATCAGCATGGCGTACCCCTGCTAACTACGTAAACCCAGAAGGTATCTACAATGGCGAAATCGGCTTGTTTGAGTCGGTTCGTTTCATTGAGACTCCACGTGCCAAGGTGTTCACGAACGCATCGAACGGTACCAGTTCAACTGGAACCATTGATGCGTATTGCACGCACATCATGGGTCGTCAGGCTCTTGCCAAGGCGTTCTCGGCACAAGATGGCAACGGCGCAGTTCCAAAGATTGTTCGCGGCAACGTGACCGACCTTTTGATGCGTTTGCAGCCATTGGGTTGGTACTGGCTTGGCGGCTACGGTCGCTTCCGCGAGGCTTCGCTTCGTCGAATTGAGTCAGCATCTTCAATTGGAACAAACTCCTAATTAGTTAGATGAGGCTTCAGCCCCCTGCTTCGGCGGGGGGCTTTTGCTTTTGGTATAGTATTCACAGGTCGAAAGGTTTGTATGTCCATTTCTAACTATGCAGAACTAAAAATTCTTGAACACACCACGGGTAAGACTGCGTGGACCATGCCAACCAACGTGTACATCAAGTTGCATACGGCTGATGCTGGTGAGGCTGGCACTACTGCCGCTGCCACTGAAGCGACCCGCAAAGAGGCTGCGTGGGCTACAGCCGCTTCTGGTTCTATTGCTACGTCCGCTACTTTGGAGTGGACGAACGTTGCTGCTACAGAAACCTATACGCATTGGTCTATGTGGGATGATGTTTCTGCTGGTAACTGTTTGTGGACTGGTGCGTTGTCGTCTTCGGCAGCGGTAACTGCGGGCGACACCTTTCAAATCACTTCGCTCACCCTGTCGCTCGACTAGCCGTTAGGGGATAACCCCTCATGGCGCAAACAGCAGTCACAGGTTTTACCGAACCGTTCCAAGATACGCACCCGTTTTATCGGGGAACCTATTTCCGTGTTGTTGGTCGTACTGCCACGGGTTCGGGTAATGGTTCTGCGTCTGTGGCGCACACCAACTATGAGCAACGTTTAGGTCAGTTAACTGACTTCAGTTTCCCTTACCGTTTCGGTGGGCGTTTCTATCTTGGTGTTCGTGCGGTTCTTACTGTTACTGCCACAGCGTCAGGTTTGGGTACAGCATCGTCTGTCGCACAAGTGCTACGCCAACGGCAGGGTACGGGTAGTGGTACTAGTAGT